TCTGGCATTAGCCTGAACAAAGGATTCCCCACCAGCACCCCGCATAGCATCGAAGCCAGCAGTAAGGTAGCGCTCAGGAATAGCCAGCATTGAGGTAGCAGCGTTGGACGTAATGTTGGCAAGATGGGTAGACGGAGAAGACAGTAGCCCATTGATCCATACCTGATAGTATGAGTCAGACCACTTCTTCGTCAGGCTGTCACCCACTGCCTTGCTTACGTTACCGCCGTTCTCTGCTACATCATTGATCATCTTCGCCAGCCTCTTGACGTCACCGCCCTTGGATTCCATCAACTCTGAGATCTGTTTGGTTCTCATCTTAGACGAGGCCGAACTAATATCCCAAGACTTCAGGGACCGAGCAGTAGCACGCCGACCAGCCAGCACAACTTCCTGGATACTCTTGTGAACCTCAGTAGCTCTCCGGAACTTAAACATATCTTCCGGTGAGGCCAGCGGATCCACTGCGATCTTTGCCAGTTTGGTCAACTCTTCGGCTGAGCTTGTCATGATGTTACGAGCTGCTACAGCTTCGGAGGCAGTGAACGGTCTGTCCACCTCACGCCCAAGTAAGTCAGATACAGCTTTGTACTCTTCCTTAGACGCTTGAGCCATGTCATCCAGACTCATTCTACCTGTCATGTCTACTTCATCGGCCATGTTCTGCATAACCTTCTTGACATCATCGGCAGAGTTAATCCTGGCATGGTTGAGGTAGGTCTTGTCCCCATCCTTATATAGTATCTCCTCAGGGCCAAGGTCGACGACTTTCTCTGTCCGCATTGCATCGGCAGCGTCATCAGCCACATCCCCTATCACATCTTCATTGATCACCTGGGATGCTGTCTTAGCCGCCTCAGGTGCTTTACTCATGGTCTTGTATGCCTTGATCATCCGGGTTGTGCCTTTAATCAAGGCTTCGGATGCACCACCAAGGGCGAGACCTTCCAATGTATTCTTAATCCGCCCTTCCCAGGCAGATTCATTTTCAGGATTATTGTCAGCCAGGTAATCAGGTACGATCTCCTGTAGGACTGGTACTTCGTTCAACAGTGTAGCCAAGCGGGCCTGGTGGGGATCCATTGACACAGCATCCGCCACGCCACCAGCCACCATACCACGAGCAGCACCGCCAGCCATGCCAGCAGCTTGCAGCCCCTTTGACACAGGGATGAAGCCCACAGCGAACTGGGAGATTGCCCGAGCAAACCCGCCACCAGCTGTGTCAGCCTCTTCAATGTCCGGTGCGAGCTGTGCCCTACGTCCACCCGCTTCCTCAATCTCCTGAGGGGTGAGCAGGCCGATGTCCAAGTTACCTTCTGCATCAAACAGCTGAAGGGCATAGTCTGGGATTCCGATACCCTCGCCCATGTCCTTAGCTGTCTGAAGTGTGGCGTTGATTGCATCCAAAGCCCCGCCTGCTACTTGAGACGGCAGCTCTTTGAAGAAGTCGCCCACAGCCCCGAGGATACCCCCGTCTTCTTCTTTCTCGGGTGTCGTTTCCTCAGGTTTCATCTGTTCTGTGGGCTGTTCTTCGGTTACTTCCTTAGGGGCCTCAGGAGCCAGAGGCTTGCCCTGACCACCAAGTATTTCCTTGCGAAGTCTATCGATCTCCGCCTGTCTGATTGCCTGCAGATAGGAATCGCTCCCTCCCTCGTAATCCTTCCCGAGTTCGAGAAACGACTTCCGATCTCCGTTGCTGAAACCTTCCATATATTATCTCCTATTGGGCCAGGGAGGATTGAAACTCTTTGAGTTTAGCTCCCTCTGCCATCATTTCATCGTATGATATTCTGCCTTCCTTAAAGGCTTTCTCTGTTTCTTCAAAGGTGGCCACTATGTCGAATCCACCACTACCATCAGGTACTGAGTATCGAGGGATACGTGAGGCAGACGCTTGCTGATTAGAGCGTAGCGTGTCTACCAAAGTCTGTGCCTTCTCGTATGCTACCTGCGGGTCCATGCCGTCTTCTATCATCTGTCTGTACGAAGTCTGGATGTCCGCTGCCTGCTTCTGGCTGTCAGGATTCGGGAATCCAAATTCATCAGGCTTCAATACCTGCTTCACCAACCAGTTTTCTGCTTCATCGATACGACCTGCCTGTACCTTTGCTGCATCTTCCATAAGGTTTGTGTATGTCCTACCGGTCATGTACGGTGCCATCTTTCGTATATCCGCACTAACATCCTGACCGAGGGCGAGCTTCACCTTAAGGTCTGCCACAATATCAGAGTCATCCTGCCCTGCGTTAGGATCTGTGATGATCTTCACCGCTGCCATAGCATCGCCAGAAGAGATAAGGCCGGCATTCAGTTTCTCATAAACACCATCCAGGGTTACAGGAGAACCAGCGAGTAACTCGCCTATCAAGGTTACTCCGTTCACCTTCTGCATTTCCTTGGACGCCTTATCGGCAAGTGTCTCTGCTTTCTGTTGCGCGGCGTTCTGTTCGTGTATCTTCCGGAACGTGAACTCTTTGACTTCCCTGTCATATTTATCAGCCCCTAGTTCATCTAAAAGGTTGATGCTCCCTACACCTTCGATATTAACAGCGAAGGTCCCATTAACGATCTGGTCTATCTCCTCATCAGTGACATCATTCTGAGACACATAATCCTGAACTGACCGTGTGTAGAACTTCTCATGGAAAGCATTCATATGGTTCTGTACAGCCTTAGGACTATATACCGGTGTACCATCAGGTAAGGTGGTATGAAGAGCGTTCTCTAAGGCTTGCTTTGATACGGAGAACTTCTCGATTGCCATAGCCTGTACATTCGGATCTTTAGAGAACATCCCACCAGCTTCCCGGTAGGCGTTAGTATTCAAGGTGTGAATAAGATCTTCAGTTTCCACCTGAATTGCCTCGGCCTGTTGAGCCATGTACTGCTTACTGACCATATAGCCGTCAGACTGCTGTGCCATCTGCAGACGTGCGCCCATGAATTCGGCTGCTGCTGCTGTCTGGCTGGACTCTCTCAGTCCTGATACTACCCCGTCTATATACTGCTTAGATGCTTTCTGATACCCCTCAGGATCATTTTTATAGGTCTCCCTCAGGGCTTGCATTTTAGTTGATGATTCTGTTTCCAACCTGGTGAGATAGCTTCTCTTTGCCGCATCATTGAAAGCATTAGCAGAGAGAGTATCACCACTTCTATATTCCGGCGCCAGTTGCGCTCCTGCCAGTTCACCCTCCTGCTGTGCAGTCTTGACAACACCCTCCTGCCAACGCTTGAACTGTTCGTCCCCCGCCATGGCTAAAGAACGAGATACCGTGTTCAATAGCCGTGTCGGGTCTGCAGAAGGCTGGCTACCAGATATTGAGATCCTCGGACGCTGAGCGTCAAAGATTGTCTGTGCCATATATCCCCCTATTGAGTTTCTTTCTTCCTGCGGAGTGCCCCGCCTATCATATCACCAGCTGTTACAGCTGAGCCAACAGCATCAAATAGACCGCCTGTTTTGGCTGCCTTACCGGCTGCCTCTACACTGGCTTGCTGTGTCTTCACATTCATACGGTCAATGCTAAGCTGTTCTGCTGCATTGGCCATTGATTCTCTCTTAGCATAATCAACAGATCCAGCAGTTTGAAGACCGCCGGTTGCAGCTGCTACATTATTACGAGACAGTGTACGGATCAGTTCCGTGTTGGTTCTGATTGCATCCATACGTCCCTGTAGCTCTAGCTGTCTGCTCTGTATTTCTGCCATCTCTGCCTGTCGTGATCCCTGAGCCATACTCGCTAGACCGCCAACTACGGTGGTCGCTGCGGATACAGCCGTCAGGGCAGTTCCTGCACTACCAGCCAATGCTGGGATAGCTGCAACTAATGCGCCCATTACGCCCTCACTTTATATGACATACCGAGGAGCGTTAGAGGTAGTGGGAGTGTCTGCCCCACTGATATCTGGATTTCATCGTTCCATCCAAGTATCCCTTTAACCTGCAAGTTCTCAGTTCTCTTAGGAACTCCGGTGTCTAAGGTATCTACTCCTATTCTCCTGATTGCCACGCTGTTTGAATTAATTACAAGATGGGAAGTCTCATACAACATTGCTGTGACTTCCGATATACGTTTCTTCTTTCCTACTGTGGTCGACCCTCCGCCTAACTCGATATCAATAGGCATACTCTCAATAAAGACCTGAGAGCCTGTCGCTGAGTCTACTTCTGGGAAGTTTAAACCAGCCTGTACGTCTAATCCAGACTCACCAGCGGCAAAGTTAACTGTATCACCTGTCACCACCTGATCTGCCCGGATTGTATTGTCTGTTATGATCTTCACAGTTTCACCTATGAGGTGGCTCATCCCTGATATTGAAGTCTTAGGAGATGGTCCCTGATCTATACGGGCACAGTCCAGCATCAGGTCATCATTGAACATCTCTAGCATGTAGCTGACTACGCCATCGATAGTCCGCTGTACCACAAAGTAGATGTTATCACCATCCGTGACCACCTTCTTAAAGTCTCCTTCAGTCTCGATGATAGACCATGCGGTAACTTGCTGCTCCCTTAGTGTACAGAGGACTGAGGCTGTACCATCATTATTAATAATAATCAGATAGTCAGACTCATCCGTGTTGTTCTGTCTACGGTAGGTCATATCTACAGGTGTATTAAGGACGTGAGAAGCCAATAGGTTAAGGTCTTTTGTCAGATACCTACCATCTGCAAAGCTGTAAGTAGCTTCAATTACAGACTTTCCACTATTCCTTAGGAAAACGGTCGAATCAGAGATTATGAATGGTCTGATACCAGCCTTTGCCCCAACGCCTGCTGTGAGTGGTTTTACGCTCACGTTTGTGGGGGTTATAGGCTCGTTAGACGGCGTTTCAACGAAGTGGCTACCCTCCGTACTCAGGAGCGTTAAATGCCTCCCAGGGATCATCTCATTGAACCCTGCGCGTGAATCTCTGACCCTTAGAAATATCCCATTGTCTGCAAAGCTAGGGACCCAGTTACCGAAGTCCTCTTCATCATTAGTCTTCGATGCCCACACCGCATCCGGCAGGTAGGGGGTAGAAGCCAGCCAGAGTCTCCCCTGATGGAACGTCCCACACCTCGGGTATCCATAGGTAGAGCTAAACACCGCCTCTTCCAGCTGCCACTCACCAGCTCTCATAGTTGTAGCACCACCAGAAAGCTCATTTGTGAATGGGGCGTATATGGTTATATCTACTATAAGCTGACTTGTAAACGCAGTTATCTCAGCGTATCCACCAAGCGGACCACGTATGTACTTACCGACATCACCAGCAGCAAAATAGTTAGCACCAGCCACGGCACGGCCAACAAATGTAGAACCATCTACCCATTCGGAGAAGTCAATATCGCCCCCACCAGCTCTCTGGATTGAGAGGGAGGTTGTTGTAGCTGTGGTTGAGAAGTTATGGGTTGGTGTGTTATTGATTGTCCAGGTCCCAGTTGACCATGTAGTGTCTGATTCCCGCAGGATATAGATAGGACTGAACTCCTCATGGAAGACCAGGAGATAGTCGTTACTCTGTGCAAATGTCAGGTCTGCCAACTGTGACGCGGTGATGGATGTAACTACAGTATCTATCTCCACCCCATCCTTATATACCGTTGTAAGCAGCGGTTCAAAGACCAGGATGTATCTGTTTAGGTCATCGTACAAGAACTCAATCATCTTTACGTCAGATGAGGATAGCTGGCTGAGGTACTCAAGCCCAGGCCTGCGCTTCACCGCACCCTGTGGGATGGGAAGTACATTCCTGAGTTTAGATGCGCCCGTGTAGAAAGTAGCCAGGTCATTACGGGCACGAAGTTTCGGATCCAGTTCACCAGCCGTGAAGCTGTTCTGAATCAGGTTGACTACTGCCATATTGCCTCCTAAACCACGTTATAGTTTATGCCAAAATCGCTCATGCGTGAGCCACCGAACCTGGCATTAACAAGCGTGAAGTCGTTGATATATGTAGTCGGTGCATCCCTGCTGTCGAGTGATCGGGCGATGTTCACCAATCCACCAAATCCACCCTCAGTGGGAGTTCCGTATACTTCCAATTTAATTTCCTGATACAGCTGTGTGTTGTCTGTGACAAGCTGTGCCAGTTCTGCTTTCATGACATTGATCATCAGTTCTGTGAAATACTCAGGCCAAAGGGATTCGTCCACATTGTACTGGTACTTGACCCAGATCTCTTTCTCATGTGCCATGAGCTTGTTCCCGACAATCGTCCATGCCTTGATAGGCGGGGCGTATTCATCGGAAGATGTGTACACTGCAGGCATGCCAGACTTAACCCGGTCTGCCGGGAGAGTGTACTGGTATTTCCACTGTGCTGCTGGTCTAGCGGTGTCCCTGGATAGCTGTGCAAACTTCATTGAGAACAGCCAGGGGTATGAACTTAAGATGTATTTCTTCTTCGAATCATAAATGGTATTACAAAAGGTTGCGATGTCTGTGCCGTCAGAGAAGCTCTGGATAGGCTGGGCGCCCAACCGGACCAAAGCGTTGGCACAAATCTGTACGTCAGTTAGGGCCATGGTAAGCCTCCTTAGAAAAAAAACCCCCTGCACCCCGGATCGAACCAGGATGCAGGGGGTATATTAAATGTTAAGATCCAACAGCCGTCAGGGCTGAAATGGTAGAAGCGGTAGCCGTGATTTCAGTTACGCAACCAAGGATACATTCTCCGGAAGCACCAGACAGGAAGATCAGGTCACCGACCTTCATTCCGTAATCATTGGCGCCAGCGAAGTAGTCGTCAGCATCCATGTCAGAGGGATCAACATCAGCGTCAGTGTAGACCCATACGTTAGCGCGTCCAATGGACCCGGCGATGTTGTTAAGGTTTTTAGCGGTGTAAGCCATGTTTAAAACTCCTATATAAATTAATTAATCTCGACTTCTGCCTGGGCGCCCCTGCGAAAGAGGCGATATTTCTCTGAACACTTTCTACAGATAATAGCAGATTGACCTTTGTATGTCCCAGAAAGGAAATCCGCTGTAATGTATCGCCATGTTTTATTACCACAGCAATTACATGTTACATACCAGAAAAACTTGGTCTTCATATGATCGCAATTTCTTTCAACTAAATGTTTCATTTTTTCTCTCCTTGTGTAATTAATTGTGCATGATTAATGGTAGTTAGTATCTTGTACTGTTAATTCAACCAATGAAATACTATGCTTCTTCGTGGGTAATCGTGACCATACCGTAAGCGTCAATAGCAATGGCGCCAGCGGAGAAGATCGTATTGACCAGCCAAGAAGTCTTCTGCGGAACGTAGTTGATTTCGGTTCTCATGTCCAGACCAATACCATAACCCAGGGAACCCTTGTGATAAGCAAAGGCAGACCGGTCATTGGTAGCTTTCGGCAGGCCGCCTTCAGCCATGTAACCAACGGTCATGATCTTGAAACCAAGCCAGGTAGACAGCTCACCCTGTACAAGAGCTTTCACAGCGTTCTTGTCGAAGGTATCAGCATCGTCATCACCAAGCATGTCATACAGAGCTTCGGAAGACATCAGGAAGGTACGGCCATCACCAGGAACATTGTAGTAATCCAGCTGCCGTTTGGCATCGCGGAACTTGGCAGTGTTCATACCGGCGGTGGTGCCAATGGTCTTGGCAACGGTAAGCGTGGTAGCGCCAGCTTCCAGGGCATCAATGATGATCTGGTCTTCACGCCGTGCAACAGCTTTAGCGGACAGAGAAACCAGCTCTGCTCTCTCGTCAAAGTTCACCTTGGGAGCGTCGAAGATGTCCGTATATTCCGGAGCGTTCCAGTCTTCCATGGTGGCAGTCACGTAGCTGTAATCAATGTTCATCGGGGAAACGTCAGCCTGGGGTACTTTCTTGGTGGCAGTGCCCTGAGCGGATTTCTGGAAACGAACGGTAGAACCTTCGATCCCGGTTTTAACTTTAACAGTCTGTCGCAGCTGTGCGTTCTGGGAATACTCCTGTTTCACGTCCCGGTCGTATTCAGCAACTGCGAGATCACTAATATAACGACTCATGATAAATTCTCCTTAAAAAATAAAATAATGATAAAATAGTTAATAAAAACAACTCTAATGATAGACTCGCAGTCAGGTTGCGCCCTTGTCATTGACCGGCCCGAGGGTTGCGATCGACTTAGACGGCCTTCTTAGAATCTTGTAGCTACCGAGTACGAACACCAAAGCCAGCACCATTATAGGTACCGTGGCCCTGTCCAATCAGCTTCTTGCCGAGCTCATGCATCCGCTCTTGGAAGGCCTGGCGTGATTCACCAGCTTCTCCGTGTGACTCATAGGTAGCAGTATACCAGTCATTCAGGGACATGTGCGTGGTACCGGTCATTGCTTCGCCGATAGGCAGCGACATCTCACCTGTTTTCTGTCTCAATACGTCAAGCGCTTTGATACCAGCAGCGGTCTTTCCAAGGTCAAGCATGGCAGCATGGACTTCAGCATCGATGTCCTTATTGTTCAGCATACCATCAACCCAGGTCTTAAGACCAGATACTGTCTTCTCTGCATTCTCTCCGAGCTTTGCCAACTCTGCCTGGACATCCACCTTCGGGGGGAGGTTGGTTTCCATGCCAGCTACAAACTGGGAGATGAATTCATTAGCCTGTTTGACTCCCATTCCAGCATTCTTGGCGGCTTCATAGGCAGCCTTGATTGCAGGATCGTCTTTGGAAATCTCGACCTTCTCTGATTTGAACATACCGTCTTCTGTATAGAACTCTTCAGAGAAATAGTCTTCGACCTTCTCTCCGGCCTTGTCATTGTTCTTTTCGTTGAACGCCTTACGCAACTCTGCGTAGCTCTTGGCAAGCCCTTCAGTGTTCACCTCACCACTCTCAGCATTCCAGAAGTTCTCCGGGATGTAGTCAGGACGGACCGGAGCGTCTACCGGTTTAGATCCATCGGGCGGTGTAGTGGTTGTAATAGTCTCCTCAGCCTGGCTTTCTTCGGCTGGTGCCTCAGCATTAGCGAGGATTCCTTCTGGTTCAGCCATTCTTATTCTCCTTATAATACTTGATCATCTGTTTGATGTGTCTGATAACCTGGTTCTGTCCCTCCCGAATAAACATGAGTTGTTCCGGGCTAATCTCCGCCTGGAAGTCCATCGCCCCATTGGGGGACAGACATGACAGCTCAGTTAGCTGGGTCAGATCCTGAAGCACCTTAGCTCCAGGACCGTCCCCAAATGCATGGTAATAATACTCGGAAAGATTAAGCAGGGATCTGTTGGCCTCCAGCCATTCCTTGCTGTCCTCCACTCATACCTCCTTGAACGGCCTGCATGGCAGCCTGAGCCACCTGTGCCCGTTCATCATCTGTTCTTATTAGGTTAGCATCGATACCCATCAGGGAACCGAGCTTGTCTACCATATCTTCGACCTTAGCTGTTGCCTGGAAGACTTCAGGTCCTGTGAGGGACATGGCAGTCTGCGCCCAGTTAACAATGGTCTCAACTTCTTTAAGATTCTGTGCCTGTGCCAGGGCGCCTGTGATCTGGACCTTGACGTTGTTACCATCCACCTTCAACTTGTCGATGACGCCTTTCTTATAAAGGATATCAAGGATACGGTTGTACAGCGGTATGATAAGCTCCTGGTGCATACGACCAAAGGGAGCACCAATAGCCTCCTGTAATTCCTGCTGTCTCACGATCCACTCAGTGGCAGAACGGACAGCACCAGTATCAGGGATGGACCGATCAAACATGGCATCCTTGATGGACTGCCTCAGGTCGGTCGCAATGATCTGTGAATAGTTCAGATCTCCGCCAACCTGTAAAGGAACCAGGTCAGCTCCCATGGATCCACCAGTGGACTGAACAGGGATCACAGCACCAGGTCTGATGCGGATTGAATTACCATTCAGAACACCGTTGTTCCTGGCCAGCCATACGCCAGAGATAGCGAGTGATGCATTCTGAAGCTCCATCTTCTTGGCGGCATTCAGGGTCTTTGCATCCGGCAGGGCGTTAAGCACAGGACCACGACCAAAGGTTTCACCAGCCACCTTCATCCAGCGTGAGATGATCCAGGGGTTGGTGGAATACTTCCGTTCAACGATTACGACTGGGTCAGAGTTACTCCCGATCTTATCGAGCATCACTGTATACAGCCACTTGTCGGATCCTTCTTCCCGATGCGTAAGTTCATGAATGGTGATATCTTTACCACCGTCTTCCATGATCTGTTTCTCAACTTCAGGGATGTTTCTCATGTCAGGCCAGGTGCGTCTCAGCACTCGTCCAGGCTTCTTGTATTTCCTGAAGACAGCGCCTACGGTATTGTCGTGACCTTCCTCTAAGGCTATCTCAGATATCGGTACGGGGATGAATTTGAAAGGTTGATCATCACCCTTGTTCTCCAAGACCAGCAGTGCGCCAGTTCCGATACAGACATCCAGCCAGAACTCACCAATAGCGGTGTCGAAGTTGGATGATCCGATAGCAGCAAACACGGTCTTGTTGATAAGCTGGAGCTTCCGCCTCAGTTCATCTTTGTCCTGGGTAATGAAAGGCCCAGGCCCCATGGTTGCCCACTCGGTAAAGGGTGGGGTGATTGTTGATTGCAGAGTCGATGCGAGTTTGGCGGTCGACTGCTGGAGTGTTGAATCATAGACCACCTGGGTCTTATCCTGACCGGCAGCCTGTTCGTGCATTGTGTTGCGGTTTGGAATAGCGAGCGCATAAGCATCGTCGTACAGACCTACCCACTGTTGCTTTGTAGACCATGCTTTCTTTACCCGCTTCATCAGGTCTGTACTGTTCATATACTATTCCCCCAATTTTACTTTCTTAGCGGTCTGTGTAGCTCTACCTTCTACAGCGCCGAAGATGGTTTTAGAAGCTCCGGACCCGGCACGCCTACGAGCTGCGATTTCATTAGCCAACTGTAACTCTTTCTTTCGTGCTGCTTCTTCCTGTGCCTTAAGGGCTGACGTATCAGGCGTAGCTTGTTTACCTGACAGTGCGTCCATTACCGCTCCCATATGATAGTTCCTCCCTGCCGTAACAGATATTCTTTTAGCTGCTTCGGCGTTTGAATTAAAAGTTTATGGATGCCGAGGAGTTTCTTCAGCACGGTGATACATGTGATCGGCTGCGGAAAACTCCTCTTATTGACATCGACGTACGCTTGATACTCTACGATACAGGTCGTACCTGGGCAGAGCTCGGATATATCCCCGGGTCTCACATAGGTCAGGTCCAGACTGATGTATCCGAACAGGTTCTCGAATGCAATTAAGAGCTCTGTTCCATCAGAAAGGTACACTGCCTTGGCTGCCCAAGCGTGCCTGTATTTAGAATCTAAGAACCATGAATACCACCGTGGTGTTTCGCATTCACTGAAGATAACATAGAATTTCTGCATCTTAGAACACCTCCCAGTCTGTATTCATAATCATAGGTTCAAGCCTGTTTGTTTGGTTATACGATAACGCGCCATGTTCACCACCACCCGCCAGCATGTAACCGAGAGCATCGGCAACATCTGACCAGGGATGGTCCTTACAAGGCTTGTCATCGTAGCGTACTTCCCCTGACACATTGAGGCGCTTATAGCACCACTTCTCTGCAAGGGCTTCGATCAGTATGGGACACTTGTTACTGATCAGCATCCCAGGCTTTCCGCCTGAGAACCGCAGCATAGGTGTCTTGATACATTCTATCCGTACATCAATTTGGTTTGTCGGGGCAGGCTGAGCAAATAGCCCCTGGGTTCTCATATGATCGAAGTAGGTCTTCATCGAGATACCATCCCGCTGCATACCGGCAGGGTCACCCCATACTCTTAAATCTGACACACCAAAGAAATTATCTTTGATGGTCCGAAGGACTTGTTCTGTGAATTGAACCAAGCCCATGTTAGGACACACAACTTCTTTAAGGATGTGCCACCTCCCCTCGATCGGATCTATCTGTCCGAAGACAGCAGCCGGGTTCAAGGTACCAGCACCAAAGTCGATGCCAGCGTGAAGTGGGATAAGTTCATTGTATTCTATCGCCTCTGAGACCATCGTTTGCTGATTGAATTCCGGAACCACTGCATGGTCAGACGTAAGAGCGCCATTCTTACCTTGGACATAAATCTGGATGTAAGATCGCTCTTTTCCTTTGATGATGTTTGCATAATAACTGCCGGCCCTCCTCCTAGCCTCTTTCATGTACTTAGGATCGTCTCTCAGTTCTTCCTGATAGTACGGGTCCATTACGTGGTTAACAGGCAAATAAGGCAGGTTCTCGGCCTTAGGATTGACAGCCCAGATAGACCCACCACCTTTGTGGATGTATTCAGGTTTGTCCTCAGGGATGTTCATGGGCCATGCAGACTCGAGAGACTTCCATCCTCCCTCTACCTTCTCCATCTCAAGAACACCTGGGGGCTGCCTAAAGAAGGCCCAACCTTCGGGCACGTTCTTCTCAAGGACATCAATCCAGTGTCCCGCATTATACGGGTTGGTATCAGCAATGATGCCGTACCAGGTGGGCATGATACCGCCCTGCTTCATGGACGGGTAACGTCCTACTCGAGCAGTAGCCTGGTCAACGATGTCCTTCTGGATCTCCTTGCATTCATTGAACGCAATCAAAGTACCCTCATAGGAGAGTAACTTCCCTGCGTCCTTGGCAGTGTCGAGACCCATGAATTCTACCAGTAGGTCAAGACCAGGTTGCTGTTTTGTGGGTTTAATCTGGAAGTGATGTGAGGGAGGGTTCTCCCGCCATTTCCCAACACTCTGGGGGTACATACCATTCCAGGTTTTGATTGTGGTTTTCTTCAGATCAGGCAAAGTGTTACGTACGATGAGAGCCTTGAAATACCGGATGTTATCCTTCGGTGAAGGCTCCTGCATAAAGGCTCTCCTCATGATCTCACCACAGATGACCCCAGTAGATTTACCAGAGCCAACCGGGCCAATGACCATGCGTACGAAACTATCATCCTGCATGAAATCCCAAATGGTTCTGTGATAAGACAGATCCAGCTGTGTGATGTTATTCGATTTCGCCATCCATAAGTTCCTTCATGGTCAGGGTGTATGCTTTCAAGACCTGATATCTCTCCCGGTTAGACAACATGTCCCATGAGAGACCAAGGAGAATACCAGATTTACCACCAAGGTAATTAGGGTGGACAGGGTTGGTAGCATCCAGGGCAGCCTGCTGTTCCTTGGCAGACCCAGAGAAGGTCCGTTTCCTCATCACGTCTTTACCAACATTATTCCACCAGGTCTCTGCGTCTTCCACCAGGAGACCAACTTCCATTCCCCAGATCTTATACTCATTCTTCTCTCTGTGTTTATTCTTAATCGACATCTTCTTCCTCCTTAGGGGGTGTAATCATAAGACCACCATAAACAGATTCACCATTAGAGGTGATATCAATATTAGATCTCTCACTAAACTTCTTAGGATTCAACCATTGCATTAATCTATTTCTAGATGTAACCCTTAGTTTATCTCTTTGTACTGCTGTAGTATTACCTGTCTTTCTACCTGTTTCTTCATCTACTATGACATCTCTACTATCATCATCTGATATCTGTAGTATCTCATCCATTAAACCTTCAGCTCTTACTTCTAAGGCTTCCTGGTACATCTCTGCAAAGTTATCATCTTCCTTTCTCCACTTATAGATAGCCTGTCTAGTTACTCCTATCTTTCTAGCTGTCTCAGTGAGAGAGTGTCCATCAATGATCAGGTTACAGATTCTCTTTAGAGTCTCAGTGTTGTACTCTTTAGGTCTTCCTGGTCCTTTGTTCTTAGCCATTTTGTTAATCTCCTTTCGTGTTCCCTACGTTAGTCCAACATCTACGTGAAAATCCCCCTAATATCAAATGATATCAGGGGGATGTGTGCCCGGCGGTCAATGTAAACTATTACGAGAACATATACTTGGCCTGGCATACTTCCTTTATCGGAATACCTTGTGCATTGTACTCCTCAGGAAGCGCAACCGAAACGCCAGTATCTTTCTCGCAGTCATCTCTCAATCGCTCCAAGCGATCAAAAGTGTTATTACCAAATTGCTCAGTGTAAACTTTGATAATCGCATCCTGCATTTCTCCAACCTTTCCAGGAGCGCAGGCAAAGCAATCATGGGTCAGTCTCATGGGGACGTCACCCATTTCATTCACGGTCAGATGCAGGACTAATGCATCGTGGCTGTGGATGAAGTTAGGAGCAATGCCAGAGACTGCTCTGTACTTGTCAATTTTAAATACATCATACAGATCCAATGCTTCTTTGCAGTCAGTGAGGATGCTCAGGTTATAGGAGCGCATAATGCATTTCTTTCCTTGAAAATAACTCCGGTAATCATCGCCCTCATAATCAGTATACTTGTTCTCTACCATCTGAATAGCATCACCAACGCCATCATAGACATTCCAACGACCATGCTTACCAACTGATACATAAGCCTTGGATATCTCTTTGATGAAGCGCTCGTAGCCCTTCAGAGAACCGTAACCATCTGATTCATTAAACGCTCTTTCGAACAGTCTTGCAATCGAGATACCGAACTGCTGGAGTCTCGGATCATCATGTCTCATGATCCCTTTCTCCAGGGCTGCATCACGAGAACGATCAATCCAAGTCAGTCTGGTAGACCCGTACAGTCTGGTCATGAGTAACGGCTTAGCGAATGCCCGTTTCGTTTTGGTGGGGAAGTCCAGCCACATTTTGATGAACTCTGCGTCCTCTTCATTAAACTCACCGGTCTTAGCCAGCTCATCCATGGAGTCAGCCATGAGCATGTAAGCGTCATGGATCTTATCTTCGGTGTCATTACCTACTCGAACATTGGAAGCCTCGGTCAGGCGGTAGTTACCCATCATAAGACCAACGAGCTGAACAGCACTTGAAGTAGCGTCGTACCCGATATAAAGGTTTGAACAATAATCTCTGATATCACCATGATAATGCTTAATACGGTGAAGCTCGATACAAATAGCAGCAGCAGCAAATATCTCATCCGCCCCCTCTTTGATTAGAAAATTAAAAGCGCGATCAGGGGAATGTAACAGCATACTCCCCAGATCAGTAAATCTAACAACGTTGTTCCGTGCCCATCTAAGTCTTTCGTCAAAAGTTTCTTTATCATGTCCCATCGCTCCTGCGAGTGCAATCAGGATGTCATCATAGCCGTGTTGTCCTAAGGGATAAGAGACTCCGCTTCTCAGCATTGCCTTACCAACCTTGTTACCAACTGCGGAGATGCCACCAATCTGATTGATCCGTCCTCTGAAGTCTACCACGTAATCGAAGTAGACGTTGCCCTTGCCAAGTTCTCCCCAAAAACCGATTCCTTCTTTGATGGAGTATCTTGTTTGCTCCAACTTGGCCTGTACACTCAGCTCATCCGTGTTGTTCTTGCGGATGAGCTTCTCAAATAAAGGAGTATCAATGATTGCCATGATAGCATTATTGACGTCCTGGTCGAGTGTGTGTGGCTGATTCAAGGTGCGCTCAACGGCTCGGCGGCATGTGGAATCACCGGACAGATCAATGTCACATTTGATTTCATCAAGTTTCTTAGGTTCGATGCTCATGTAGTTAACATCAAAAGCCTGGGGTTTGTTGTTCTTCAGATACCAGGTTTTTGATTTCCCATTCTCAGACTTACGGATGATCTCGAAACTATCAGTCTTGGTTGTTAAGCATTCAATAACCATGATCATAACCGGACGGATTTCATCCACCAGGGTCTTTGCCGCCTCAATATAAGCCAGTCGTGCTTCTTTTGATCTGAGCTTTCTAAGGGATGTCTGAGTCTTCGGTAATTTCTCATAGTCCAGCTTCATGATTATTGGGATGATGTTTCTAATAGAGACGCCAGTACGGCCAATCAATCTCTCGATCATGTGGTTGTAATACTTTGTTTGCTTCTCTAACATCTTGGTCATATAATCAACAGCCTTCTTAGGAAGACCGTCAATAAGGCTATGATAAATGTAGTCACTAGCGATGTAGTTACCAGCGGTCGTAACGATGCTTGACAGTGTAGCTTCCTCCTGGATCTTAAGACCAGAGACTGCTCCCATGAGAGCATCAAGAAGTGTTGATTCCCCAACAACCTTGACAATCTTCTTAAGGGCGCTCTTCTGGTATTTGGTGAGTTTGTTCTCAAGGTAAACTTCCTGTACTGCTGCTGCCAGTTGCGCTCTATCACAAGGTCTCATAAACGTTCTCCTTTAATTAGCCTCATCAGTATAATCATTAATTATAGACGCCCACCGTAGTGAGCGTTTCGGCTTTGTTTGGGGCCTTGGGATTCCCTGGTTGATCACACGGTACTCTGTGAGTTCGGGCTTGCCTGTTCCCCTTCGGCGGTCTCTCTCCAAGTTTCGTCTGGTAAGCTCTCCCCCGCCTTTGTGTAAGAATATATAGCAGGGGATTTCACATGTCAAGAGTTTTTTAAAATTAAATTGAAATATTTTCAAGGTTCAAGTCTGAGCCGTTCTCAGCGGGTACCAGACCAATTTCCAACACCTCAGCAACCGTAGTAACGAAGTGTACGTTGATGCTCTTCTTAACCTTCTTATCCAGTTCATCCCAATCACGCCGGTTAGCTTCCGGGAGGATGACATCGGTCATACCCATGCGGATTGCACCAGCAACCTTCTGATCCACCCCACCAATGGCTGTGATCCGTCCGGTCAGTGTACACTCACCAGTCAGGGCCAGGCCAGCCTTAACAGGGCGGTTAGCAGCCAGGCTACCGAACAGTAGGCTGTAAGCAGCACCAGCTGAAGGACCATCTTTAGGAGTGGACCCATCAGGCATATGAACATGGATGTCAACTTCCATCAGGTCAACTTCATTCAGGCTATACTCATACTGCTTGGCTGTCATATGGCTGTGAACCAGGCTCATAGATTCCAACATGATCTCGCCAGCTTTACCTGTGACGGTCAGGTTATTCGAGCCGTCGTCATCTGTGATAAGAGCTTCGATGTCAAGGCATCCCCCACCATTGGTGCTGTAATACAGGCCAGATACGATGCCAGGGATATTGTGTTCCATTGGTTTCTCTTCTGTATAGGGACGTCCCAGTCTGTCATGGATCAGCTTCTTGGTAATCTTGATATCCTTACCCTTGGCCTTTTCCACAGCAACCTTTCTCAGAAGGGCCTTAATCGACTTCTCAAGCGTCCTCATACCAGCCTCCCTAGTGTAACCCTCGATGATGTACTTAAGCGTAGCAGGCGTGAATTTAACGCCCTTAACGCCGACATCTGAGGCTGCTTTCGGGATGGTATATCTCTGAGCGATCTTAACCTTCTCAGTCATGGTGTATCCATCACAACCAATGTATTCCATCCGATCGTACAGGGCATCAGCAATCTGATCAGCATTGTTGGATGTGGCAATGAAGATGACCTTGGACAGATCGATCGGGAAGTTCAGGTAAGTATCGGTGAACTCATTGTTCTGTTCCGGATCTAGGACTTCCAGCAAGGCTCCTTCAGGGTCACCATGGGCAGACATGATCTTCTCAACTTCATCCAGGATGATGACCGGGTTCTGTGTACCACAGGAGTGCATGGCAGAAGCTATCCTACCATACCGGCTACCTGTGTAGGTCCGGCTATGCCCTTTAACAAATGATGAATCGGAGCAGCCACCCATCGAGATACGCTCACACTTACGACCCAGGGCTTTAGCGAATGCTTTTGCCAGGGTAGTCTTGCCGGTACCCGGAGGGCCATCCAGCAGGAGGATCATACCTTTAGATTCAGGATTCAGTTTCTTCACTGCCAGGAACTCAACCAACCGTTCCTTGGCTTTGTCCATGCCATAGTGGGAGGTATCCAAGCTCTCTTCAACTGTTGCTACGTCAGTATCTTCTGTGACGTTGCTGTTGGCTTCGAGAAGCTCGATTGAGAACTTAACATACCTTAAGGTCGTGGGGTATTCAGAGTGTGATGTAGCTACGTTACAGATGCCTTTAATGGCTGCATGTAGTTCATCGTATGTTTTACCTGTCAGTTCCAGCTTACGGAACCTTTCGATCATCTCTTTTACGTCTGTGTTGTTGGATTTCAAACCATCACCATTGTTACCAGCACTCTTATGATTATCAATATCCATGTTCAATCTCCTTAATCTTCTATGTAATGAAGTTTCAGCTACTATCTGATGCAGTACCTCAGGTTTGTCCTCATTGAACTGGTACAGCAGGTAATCTACAAAGTCACTTGGTGGGAGTGAGGATATATAGTCAACAGCCTCTTTCCACTCAAGGTCATCTTTACCGAGCTTCTTTACATATTCAAATGCCATGTCTGACATCTCATAGATTCGTTCTGGTCTTGATCCCATGTTGTATGAGACCTTGTCATAGTTATCAGCATAGAACCTGTTACCTATTTCAATGTGAGACTTGATCAGCATACGCTGAGAGCCTTTAACCATAAGAGAGACTGTACCAGGATCATGATGGATATTCGGATGGCTCAATGAAACCAGCATACCGACGAAAGGCCTTGTTCGTATTACATCGGGGTTGACCAAGAGGGCCAAATGAATCTCATGAGGGTTATCCAGCATGTTGGTGACATCCGGCCCATAGAACTCATCAATGGGAAATGTCAGGATCTTATATATATAAGGTAAAACAACTTGGTCGTAAGACCCGATCATGAGTACGCCGCCTTTGTCCATCCCGATGATATTCATGTTACTCTCCTTTCAGGGCTGCCTCCAGTTCATGAAGATACTCGAACATTTCTTCTTCTGCAATGCGGTTTGCTTCTTCTCTCTCTTCTACGTATTCGTACAGGGCTTCATAAAGTTCACGGTTCATTTTAATTCTCCTTATAAGTTGTATTCAGTTACCATTTCGGTTTTTTCACAAAGGGACTTCATCTCTTCCAGCTTCAGGATGTCAACAAAGACACCAATCTGACTTAAGACTTCATCCACGTCCTCATAGGACATCGGATACCAGACCGAAGTTCTAGTGGCTGCCAATACTTCTACGTATTCACGTTCTTCTCTGTTCGTCATGGCTTATCTCCTTTGTAGTTTCTTCATGAATCTGTCTGCTAATTCTTTTGCTGTCTCCTCAACCAGAGTGTTACCTTTTAACCTCGCCTCAGCAGAGAGCATGTCATACCGGTATACTCTATCCATGAGTTCTCTCTCTTCTTTAGTCGTCATAGTTCATCTCCTTACATCGAAGGTCATGGTTGCTGTCATCTTCTTACCACATGATGGGCATGCCTTGATACCCTTGGTCTTATAGGATTCAGCCTCTGAAGATGCTTCTTTGTGTTTGCAGTGTGTGCATTCGAATGTGTATATAATGGTCATGGCATCCTCCTTATTTATTCATTGCCCTGTTCAATTTCCAGAACAGGTACTTGATCTTGAGTGTGCTGTACTTCAGTTGATAAACCCTCCGAAGCCGGTAGGTCTCAATTAATGCTTTCGGAACCAGGATCATCAGGCCAACAGTTAATAAGGTTTCCATGGTGTTCTCCTTTATTTCTTGCAGTGTTTTTTAACGGTACGTTTGTGCAGATAGGGCTGAACAATCTTGGTGTTAACCAGATATAATGCCGTCACAACTCCGAATGCTGCCATGAATTCGAATCCCATTCTCATTAATTCAGTCATTATAACTCTCCTCTCATATACGCTTCGATTTCTTCCTGGGTGAAAACCTTGACCGGGCCATTAAGATGCTTGGTACTCTTCTCAGCAGGCTTGCGGTATGCTTTGTATTCGTTGTTGTCCCATCCCCGTCTGATTGACCGGGTAGCCTCATGTTCCATCCGTCTCTGTCTTGCCTTGCTCATGTTGTCCTCCTTAGCCTCGTCAGTGTTATCCTTAATAACAGACGCTATGCTCATCACATAGCGTTTCGGCTTTGTTTGGGTCACCAGGCGGCGCTCTTTCATCATCGCGTCCCGTCCTCTGGAGTTTCCTGTTCTGGTTTGGCTTTTTTCTGTGCCGGTTGCCGTTTGGCCTTTCTCCCTCTGTTTGATTACAAGATACATCAGGCCAAACCCCATGTCAAGCACTTTTTTTAATTTTTTTTAAAATAATTTTAAATTATTTTTT